TCAAGACCTGTTTGAACACGATCTGCTGCTGTAGCAGCTTCACTGCCAGCAATAGATACAACATCAGCCGCTGTGGCAATTACATCAAGACCTGTTTGAACCCGATCTGCTGCCGTAGCAGTTGCGTTAGCCGCTGTCGTTACGACATCAGCGCTTGTTGATGCAGCATTGCCAGCAACTACAATTCTATCTGCCGCAACCTGTGCTGCGTCTATCGCCGCCTGAGTGGCAGCAGAGTCGGCGGTAGCAGCATCTTCCGCAGCCGTAGCAGCGGAGGCGCTTGCAGAGGCGACAGAACCCTCAATGCTAACAAGCGCGTCAATCTCGGCGGCAACTGTGTTAACGCTGCTGAGTGATCCGACAACAGTCAAAATATCACCAGACGCCCCGGCGACGGAAGTCACGTCCGCAGAAATGCCAGCAACAGTCTGCACGCTTGACGCAATGGCCGCCAGAGTGTTGATCTCGCTGCTGTCACCAGCAACAACTGGAATCTGGGCAGACATCCCGGCGACTGAGCCAACGTTCAAAAGGTTGTTGCCAGAGGTGATCTCAAGGATGTCATCACGCGCACCCGCAACCGCAGTCACGCTGGCCGCGATCCCCGCGACGGTGCCGATGTCGGCTGCGTCAGCGACTACGGCTGAAATGTCAGCAGACAGCGCGTTGACGGCGGTAATGGCAGGCAAATTGTCGGCAACGCTGTTTACGCCTGCAATACTGCCGGCAACGGTGCCAATGTCGGTAGCGTCGGCCAGCACGCTCGTGATGTTGGCGCCCATGCCTGCAACTGTCGTGACGCTGCCAGAAATGCCAGCCACGGACGTTACGTCGGCGGAGATGCCCGCCACCGTGCCTACGTTAGTCAGCCCGGCGGCGACTGTAGTCACGTCAGCCAACCCACCGGCGACTGTGTTGACCGGGCCAATGCTCGCCCCCACCGCGTTCACGTTAGAGATGGAGCCGGCGACTGTTGCTATATTAGGGTTGGCGGCGGAGGCGGCTGCGGCGACGGCGCTTGCCTCTGCCTGCTCAGCAAACCCGCTCGACTGCGTGCTAGACGCTGACGACGCAGAAGCAGACGCAGCGGATGCGTTTGCGGAGATGCTGGAGGCTGCGGCAGACGCGGCGGCGGCTTCTGCCTCAAGTGCAGCAGCTTCGGCGTATGAAAGGACTGTGTCGCTGTCAGAGCCGCTATCCATGCCCGCCGTCTGCGTCCAAGTTGTTGTCGTCATGTTTTGATCCTCATGCGTAATGGTCCGCTAAAGCGGGCTGCGTCGCTGTCTCGTTGGAGCGCCTGCACCGCATTTGAATACAGGCTGCCCCACGTCGATACCTTTGCGTCATCGCTCAAGTATGGAGCCGATTGCAGCAGGCTGCCGTAAAGCAAAATGTCGGGGTGATTGGTCAGCAGCCAGTTCGTCGGTGCTGCGTCGGATAGGGCGGGTGTGCGACCATAATAGACCAGATCAACGTCGTAACCAGTGTCGGGCGCCGGGTAGACCTCAATGCGGCCAGCCTCGTGCCGAAAGTATGCAGGCTTGCCAGTCGCGCCGCGCTGCGCAAGGTCGGCCATGTCGGTGACGCCAATTTGCTTGATTTCCTCACCCGTCGCGTGGCGCAGCGAGATCGTGGCCAGCCAGTCGTCGGGGAGAAACTCGTAACCCTCGTCAATCGTAGTCTGAACTTTGCGCTCCATCAACCAGTGCCGCACGCTGCGAGCAATGTCAGCCTCCGCCAGCGAGATGAAGCTGGGGATGACCGCCGTGAGGTCGTCGCGCAGGAGCCAGTCGGCGATTGTTGCCTTTAGCTCGGTGTAGGTTGTGATTGGCATTTAGTATTGCTCCTCTTGGGGCATCATTGTGGACAGCAGGCCAGCGCCGCCAATACCTGCGCTCAAGTTGCGTAAGTGAGCAAGCCTTGGGTCGAAGCGGGCGAAGCGGGAGCGGATGCTGGATGGGTCGTAAGCCAATCTGACCCGATTTCCAGATGATTCTGGCCCGGACACGCCTGAATAACCTGCCTCTGACAAGACTCCTGATGTGTCCTGAGGGCCATATGCCTTGCGCATATTTTGCAACGCCCAATGCCTTTGCTGGTAGGGGTCAAGCATGACACTATTCCCGTCAGCGTCTTTTACGACATTAACTCCAGAACTCATTCGATCAACCTTGAAAAATGGGTCATCAGCGTAAATGTCTGCAATTTCCTTGGCAGCATCGCCCAAAGGCTCGTCGAGCATGAATGGGTTATCCTCTCGGACCATTAGAGGGATGACGTTGCCTCCCTCTGCGTACTCTTTGGGCACCTCAATGCCAGAAGTCTTTTCTCTCGGCACATATCTATCCGCTCGACTAGGCGCTGTAGTCGTGTAAAAGCCAGTCCCTAGCAAGTCTTGGCCATTTCCAAAAAATGAAGGGTCAACTGCCGTAATATCTGCACCTGTTCCGTGCAGTGCAGGAGAAAAGTGACCCGCCCGCGCCATCCGTGAAGCCTCGTCCATCGGCAGGTCCATGCCGGTAGCACCACGCTGATAAAGATCGAACATTTCCATCTCGTCTTTTGGCGCAAACTTAGCCAGCATTTCGTCTGTCACCTCGTTTGCACGACCAGAAGACAGCAGGTTCGCGACTTCTCGCGCCGGGGATGCCTCAACTGCTTCAGCACCCAAGCCCTGCGCAGGTCGACTAGGCGCAAATGCATCCAGCACGCCGCGCATGTCGCCTTCAGCTAATGATCGGCCAGCGTAGAGGGCCTCAGATGGGATTGCGTCGGCAGATCGGCGCGCCACGTCGGCAGCGCCTCGGCCAGCATAAGCCAGCCCGTCTGCGCCTGCGTCAACAAGATCATCAAGCGCATTCATGCCGCGACCAAGGCCAGCGCCTGCGTAAGCGTCACCGAATCCCATGAAGTCACGTGCAAATGCAAGCTCGTTATTGTCTGCGCCACGCCCGCCGATGTCAGGCATCGCCTCAGACAGCACGCCAGCGCCGCCGCCGAGTCCCGCCAGTAGAGTGTTCAATCCAGCCGATCCGCCAGCCAACAGGCCGGGGCCACTTAGCCCAGCCTGCGACCAGTCAGCCTTCGCCTGCGACCAAGGCTCGCGCATCATCTCAACGGCAGTGTCGCCGAAAGTGTCAACTTGACCGGGGGCAGTGTAATTTGGGATGTCGTATGGCAGCGGGAGCGCGTTGGATGCTGCGTAGGCGTTTGATCGCGCTTGATCAGGAGATAGGCCGAGATTGATAAAGTTCTGGTAGATTTGTTCCATCTATCGCGCGCCAACATAAGGCTGCGGGCGGTAGCCCGGCTGGATGCCCTGCTCCTGCATACGCCGCAACAAGTCGCCGAAGTCAGACAGCGGGTAGGTGGAGACGGGCGAAGGTGTCGCGGAGGTGGCCGTGGAAGGCTGCATAGAGGGCTGTGGCTGCATTTGTGTATTGTAGGGTGCCTGTGGCTGCATTGCGGGCTGTGAGGCGGCCTGTAGCGCCTCCATGTAGGACTGCATCGTGCCGCGATCCTGTGCGCCCGCAGGCTTCACGCCGAACAGGTTTAGCAGGCCGCTGTAGCCGCCAGCGCCTTGGAATTTGTCACCAGACGCGCCCATGCCACCGCCGTTAAACATATCTTGCAGGAAATTCGGCTTCTGCGACTGACGCGCCGCCATTTGCTGCATATCTGGTCGACCCTGTGGCCGCATTTGGCCCTCAGAGCCGCGACTGCCGCGGGGATCGGCCACCATGTTGGAGATTGAGCTGATCGGGCCACCGCCGCTGAACGTAGAGCCGGAGCGGCCAGCGCCCCCGCCATCAAACATGTCGCCGACGCTATCATAACCAAACATTAGGCAATCCCCTTATCGTTGCAAGCAGTGCAATTTTATGGAACAATACACGAAATACGCCGGCGCGGCAACACCAGCGTATCCCTGACCAAACAACCTTTACAGGAGGCCAAAATGGCTAAAAAGAACTTACCAACACCAAACGAATTGCGCAATCTCTTGCGATATGAGGCGACCACAGGGAAGCTTTACTCCCGCAAGTCCGGCAAAGAGGTTTTCACCAACACCCACCACAGCGGATACAAAAAAGGTGCGATAAATAATCGTACATACATTGCCCAACGAATTTGCATGACAATACAAGCGGGGCAATGGCCGAACGGCGAAGTGGACCACATTAACGGCGACAAAGCAGATAACCGTCTATGCAATCTGCGCGTTGTCACTAAGAGCCAGAACCAGCGCAACGCCAAAATGCGCAAAGACAACACCGCAGGCCACGTCGGCGTAAGTCTTCGAGCAAATGGCAAGTGGCAGGCATATATCTCACTTGACGGTGGGCGCGCGCATATCGGCACGTTTAATTGCCGAAGCGCTGCAATAATTGCAAGGAAGAGGGCGCAAGTGAGCCATGGCTACACCGAAAGGCACGGAACCTAAGCTATCCCCTTCAGCCCGCGCCTGATCGGCTTCCCCCAGTGAGATCGGGCGCCACTCAAGGCGGTGACCGCGTGGCTAGCCATTGTCAGGCAGACGGCGTCGGCAAGGTCAGGCGACCGCAGCCCGCGCCGCTTCATCGCGTCCTTTGACTCGGCCGCCATTTTCCCAGACGACGTGAACGAATACTGAATGCCAGTCAAATCAGCCAGCAACTCATCGTTATTCGGCAGCTTGCACGAGCGATCCTCAAGCCACGCTTTGGTCTTGAACCACAATTCAGTGCGCAAATTGCTGTAAGTCTGGCCCATTGCAGGCACCTCCGACACATTCACGCCGCGCACGGGGGCACCAAGCTCGCGCAGTCGATCGACAACGCCGCCACCGACGCCGATGCTGTCCACCAGTATCTCAATTGGCCGCTGGTTGAGTGGCAAGGCTTCATACTCAGCCATGACTCGGCCCACGGTTTGCATGAGGTCCAGCCCCTGCCACGATTTAATCTCGGTAATCACATTGCCGACCCGCTTGCAAAACGCCGTGCGGTCCGAGCCAAATCGAGCTGGGTCAATCGCCCATATTGGCTGCGTATCTGGCGTAACCTCGATGTCGCGTCGCGCCGCGCTTTCGGCCAAGTGATACGGAATAATTACGTTATCATCACCCAGCGGGAACTCGCCCAGCACGCGGATGCGGAAGGCATTTGAGTCTTCGCCGTAACGCAGGCGCATTTCGTCAACAAATTCCTCCGAAACCAACGGACTGTCCACGCACGACCAGCGCCGTGTCCAGTAGCTGCCCGCCAGCCGGGTCTGACTCTCGAAAAACGTGCCGCTGGATCGCGTCGGGTTGGATAGCAGGATCGTCGTCGCCGCGTGGCCAGACATCGAACCCGCAGCCGCCTCGAAGACCTTCTCAGGCACACCCGACGCCTCATCAATGACCAGCAGCACGTTCTCACTGTGAACCCCAGCCAATGCCTCTGGCGTCTCGGCCCGCGACGTCCGCGCAGAGATAAACGCCTCCGACGGAGCCGCCGTCAATTCAACCCGGTCAGACTTTACCGTCAACATCGGCTTCAACTGCGGTGGCAATTCGTTAATCCACCGCTTCAACTCCGCGAACAGCGCGTCAAATAACTGGCCGCTGGTGGGTGCAGTCACGACGACCTTGTTGGGGAAACGCAGCAGCACATACCACAGCATGGCCCACGACGCCGTCGTCGACTTACCAGTGCCGTGTCCAGAGCGCACAGACATCTTACGCTCACCGCCAGCCAGTGCGTCCAGAAATTCAGCTTGGTACGGCAGTGGCGTAGCTCCGAGAACCTCTTTGACAAATTTAACGGGGTCGTCGCGGTATTCGCGGACGAAATCCTCTAGCGGGTTCGGTTCACTCATCGCTGACGTCCTTGTAATCTGCGTCAATCGCCTGCTCTCGCGCGCGATCCTCCGCCTCAATTTCAGCCATCTGGCTGTTCACCTTTCGCAGCGCGTCCAAGTGCAAGTCGCCAATGCTCAGTGTCACATTCGTTTGCGGCCGCGTGCCGTATTTGCCTTGGTTCAAGCTGCCAGCCATGAATTTGCGCCAGTTAACCTTCTCGCGCGTGGCGGCAATCTCGTTCGTCGTGCTACTGCCGTCCAGCTTGTCCACCATCTCCAAACCCTGCTCGACCAATGCATCGGCAGCCTCCTCGCGTGCAGACGCCAAGGCGACCTTGTATTCGGGGACTTCATTCAGGGAGCGGCTGATGTAGCTGCGCGAACACTCG